GCAGGTAGTAAAAAGACTACACACGTTGCAGCAGTTGCAACTGGTAAAACTTATATAACTGATAACAGTTAGATTTAACCAAACACACCGACAAGTGTGCATAAAACCATAAGGAGAGAATATGGAAAACAAAGAAGAGAATACAGCAACACTGCCTGATGGCACAGAACTACTTGAGTCAGAAATGACACAAGAACAATTGGTCGCAATAAGACATATAAAAAGTTTAAGAAACAAAATTGCAAATTTAGAATTTGAGCTTAATGAGCTTTTACCTAGTTTGCGTTTTTACGAAAACTCTTTTGTGGAATCTACCAAAGAAAAAGCAGAAGAAGTTATGGATGATAAATCTGATAATACCAAAGGGGGTAAAAAATGATAACAAATATAATAATGTGGGTAACAGCAATTGTAACTTGTAGTTCAATTATAGCTGCTGTAACTAAAACGCCTAAAGACGATGTTTGGATTGGCAAGCTTTACAAGTTTATAGACGTGTTGGCATTAAATGTCATGAAAGCAAAAGATAAGTAATGTACGAATACAAGTGTAATATAACGAGAGTTGTAGACGGTGATACGGTAGATGCAGAAATTGACTGTGGCTTCGACATTGTTTTCAAGTCTCGTATACGCTTGTACGGAATTGATACACCCGAATCACGCACAAGAGATTTAGATGAAAAAGCTAGAGGCAAAATGGCTTCTAAGTTTTTAGAAGACCATATACAAAGTGCAAAGCTAGTAAAAGTAAAAACCAAACTTGATAAGAAAGGTAAATTTGGCAGAGTTTTAGGAAGCATCATAGCTGACGATATAGACCTAAATGAACAGATGATACAAAAATATCTAGCTGTGGCTTACTTTGGTCAAAGCAAAGATGATATAGAAGCAGAGCATTTGGTAAATAGAGACAAGTTAATAGAGCTTGGTAGCTTTACACCAGTAGAATAATGGACGGAATGGTCCAAGTAATAACTGAACTTGGCTTTCCTATTGCTGCAGCATTAGGTCTTGGCGTATTTGTTTGGAAACTTATAAATAGAATTATTGATGGCATGGAAACAAAATTAGATGTCTTGGATGAAAAAGTAGCTGTACAGGTTGCAGCCATGGAAGAACGCCTTGGCACCAAACTTGACGCACAGCATGGTATTTTAGTAGCATTAATAGATAGAATTAGGTCTTTAGACAATGAAATTATAAGACAAGATACTATGATTAAAACTATATTAGGAGTGCCACAGCTTATAGATAGTGCAAAGATAGCTAAAGCAGACAGAGATGACCAAAGAAAAGACTGATAGAGAAATAATAGAAGAAGAACTAGAAAAGACTAGAATAGCATGGTTTGTTATGGCTGTAGGTTTAGCTTTAGTTATAGGCATATTCGTACAAAACCTTAAAGCTGATACTATAACCTTTCAATTTAAATCCCCAAGCTTTAACGGTATGGGAACATCATCACATTATCTTACAATTGAAAACCAAGAGTTCTCAAGAAAATTAACTATTAAAGAAGAAATCAAAGCTCTACAAGATGAAATAGAAAGAGAGAAAGAAAACTCTACACTTGCAAGGTTTATGCGTAACCTTGAATCAAGAGTCTATGCAGAACTTTCAAGACAATTAGTAAATAACCTGTTTGGCGAAACACCATCAAGCTCAGGTACAATAACACTTGAAGGCAACACCATCGAATACACAAGCGATGGCGTAACATTAACCCTAAAGATAACGGAAGCAGATGGCACAGTTACAGAAATTACAATTCCTATCGGTACTTTTACTTTCTAGTTGCTCTATATTTGACCAATTTGACGATACTTACGAGCAAAGATTTAAAGAAAAAGATGTCGTTCAAATATCAGAACTACAATCTAGCGAACTAGCCAACGTAAAAGCACCCGAAGTAAAGCCTGTGGTGGCTGTCTATCCAACATCTTTCACAGACCAAACAGGACAAAGAAAAAGCAACAGCGAGTTTGCTTTATTTAGTACAGCCATAACCCAACAGCCAAGCTCCTTATTAATAAGAGCATTAAAGCACGCAAGCAATGGCGAATTTTTTGTTGTGGTTGAACGAGTTGGTTTAGATAATCTTACAAAAGAAAGGCAACTTATAAGGTCAGCTAGAGAACAGATTGCAACTGAAGATGAAAAAAAGAAAGCATTAAGACCCTTATTGTTTGCAGGTGTTTTAATAGAAGGTGCAGTTATTGCCTACGAGACAAATCTTACCAGTGGAGGTGCCGGTGCAAGATACCTTGGAATAGGTAGGTCGGTTATGTATAGAGAAGATAGCGTAGCAATAACCTTACGAATGGTGTCTGTAGCTACTGGTGAGATATTATTAGAGGTTATGACTGAAAAAACTATATTTAGCTACGGTAAATCAGAAGATGTATTTAGATTTATTGAAGCAAATACCGAGCTAGTAGAAATAGAGCTTGGTAACGCAAGAAACGAGTCTACAACTATAGCTTTGATGAAAGCAATAGAAACGGCAGTTTTGGAATTAATCGAGATTGGTTATAACAAATCTTACTGGGTTTTACAATCTAAAAATGAAGGAGTAGAATAATAATATGAAAAATAAATTAATAAGCTTAATAGCTATTGTTTCTTTAGGAGCTTTTGCTGCTGATAACGAAATTTTTATTGACCAGTCAGGTACTGGTGCAAATATAGATTTAGAGCAGTTGGGTATTAGCAACATTATCGGTGGACTGTCCTCATCAGCAGGGAGTTTAACTGCGTTTGATTTAGACGGCACTACTATGACACTTGATATTAATATGATTGGTGCAACCAACAAGTTTCTTGGTGATATATACGCTGATAACTTTACTGGTTTATATAATTTTACGGGTGGTACTAATTCTTTTACTATACAAGTAGACCCAACTAATACTTATAGCTCAGACGGTTCTGACCAAAACGTAGCTGTTACAGGCAGTAGCAATACATTCACTTTAAATCAAGGTACTACTGCAATAGCAGCATCTTTAAATTTAGATTGGATTATACAAGGTTCTAACAATACTATTACTTCAAACATTAACATTGACGGAGCCACAAACTACGTTGAATTTGATGGCTCGGATAATACGTTAAACTATACTGGTACGGGTGTTAATGCTTCAGCAGGTGGCTACTTCTATTTAGACCATACAGGTGGACAAAGAACCTTTAATATTCAACAACTGAGTACCCAAGACAATGACTGGCTTAAGATTTTATCGGTTGGCGGGAACGCTAGTTCTACTGTTTGCGTTATCCAAAACGACCAAGGTACAAGCACAAGCTGCTGATATTGGAGACATATCTGAACTAAACGGTTCAGCACAAATAGTAAGAGACAAACCTTACGAAGCAGACTTAAAGTTTGCAATTCAAAGCAACGATGAGGCTATTACCACTAATGGCAGAATGGCTATTACCTTTCTTGATGATAGTAAAGTAAGCTTGACAGAATACTCACAGCTAATTATTGATGAATACATCTACGACCCTGACCCATCAAAAGCCAAAATGGCTCTTACTTTTGGTTTGGGTACAGCTAGGTTTATAACAGGTAATCTAAATCGCATAGACAAACAAAACATTACTCTCAAAACACCTACAGCAAATATAGCGATTAGAGGCACGGATTTTACTGCCACAGTTGATGAACTGGGTAGAAGTTTAATAATTTTACTTCCTGATGCTTTGGGTTTATCAAGTGGTGAAATATTAGTATCTACAGGTATGGGAACCGTTACACTAAACAAACCTTATCAGGCAACAACTGTATCTGTTTTTGAATCAAAACCAAGCAGTCCAGTAATACTAGATTTGACCTTGGACATGATTGACAACATGCTTATTGTCACACCACCCAAAGAAGAAGTAATAATACAAGAAGAGGTAACAACCAAAAAAGAAAACATTTTAGATTTTAACGATTTGGATATAGATTACTTAGCTGAAGATTTTTTAGCAGGTGACGACTTAGAATACACAGAATTAGATATTAATTATCTTGATGTAAATTATTTAGAAGATTTGCTTAACGTATTAGATGCTCTTGCCATAGCAGAAGATGAAGATGCCTTGGCACAGGCTACCAGTACACAAATATCAGGAACGCTTTTGGGCAAGGACCCTGACACACAAATAACCACAATTATTACAGGAAATGTCATAAGCCTACGAAGGCAGGTAAATGAAAACGTCAGAGTTGATTTAGATGGTGCTAATTCTTATACCGTCATCTTCATACAAGATGGCATATCCAATGTAATAAAAGTTAATGGTGGCAGTGATTCAGTCATAACAATAACTCAGTCAGATTAAATAAGTGTAGAAAAGTGTTGACTTCTGTTTATTAATCTATATAATTATAAGTATATTAAATAAAAAGGAGTTAATTAATATGGAACTTAGAAAAGAAAAAAAAGGTTGGACCTACCACGGAGATAATTACATCTTCGTATTATCTGATGAGTGTTACCACGAATACACATGCTTGGTTATAAAACCTACACACATCAAGGTACTAAAGAACTTTAGCGAGATGTCTACTAAAGACCTTAAAGTACAAATCATACAAGACTGGTTTGCAGAAGAAAACGAACGAGTCAAAGAACACAATAACGAAAAGGCTAGACAGCGTAGAGCTAAAATAAAAGAGGTGAAATAATATGGCTAAATCTACATTACAAAAATGTTACGAAAAAATGACACTAATAAAACAGAATCCCGAAGACCTTTGTCTAGTTACTGTTTGGGATGACGGCAAACCTGCAATAGTATTGGGCATGAAAGATGGTGGGTTGATGACACCACTAGCCATTATTCTTGACCAAAAAAGATGCGACAACCTTGAACCTAATTGGAATAATTTTGATGAAATAGAATCTGTTATTGCCAAAGCACAAGAGTTAGAAGACAGAACAACCAAAGAGCAGTTTGATAAACAACATGATGCGATTGATAAATTGTTTGAAGAATCAGACTATTAAATGAAGAAGTTAATACTTCCAATACTGATAACACTAGCTTTACCGTTAGTGTTTCAGTCTACCCCAACAGAGATACTCAAGTTAAAAACATTTGACGCACTGGTTAAAGAACAATTGCCGAGTGGTAATTTTGTCATACTCAACATATCAGAGTCCGATGTAATAGAAAGAGGTGGCTATCCTTTTCCAAGAAGAGACTTAGCACAGATACAAGTTGACCTTATAAATGAAGGTGCAATTGGAGTTGGTTGGTCTATAGCTTTTTCTGAAGCAGATAGATTTGGTGGTGACGAAGTATTTGCAAAGTCTTTATCTTTTGCACCAAGCGTACTGGCAATGTTTGAATCGCCAAACGGTAAATACCCACAAACAGTTGGCACCGTTATAAAGGGTAATGCAGTCGGTGGCATACCAACACAAGGTGTTGTAGAAAATATTGACATACTTAAAGACAAAGCATATCAAGGTATAGCAACAGCACCTGTTGATGTTGACACACTAGTGAGGCGAATACCTTTGCTAATGAAAACACCTGACGGTTGGACCTCAAGCTTTGGAACAGAAATACTAAAAGCACTTACAGGCACTCGTTCTTACATTATCACTACAAATGATAATGGTATACAAGAAATAGCTGTAAGAAATTTACCACCAGTAAAAACAGACAGCTTTGGTCGCAAATGGATTAGTTGGGTAGACACACCACAAACCACTTTGCAAGAAATGAAAGTTGCAGGCAAGTTTGTCATTATTGGAGTTACAGCCAATGGAGTCATGCCACAAATCGCAACCCCAGTTGGTTTATTAGAACCTCATAAAATACAAACAGCATTAGCCGAGTCTATTCTTATACAAGACTCACCAATAATACCTGATTGGAGTTTAGCAGCAGAATTAGCAATTTTTACAATATTTGTCTCACTGATATGGCTTGTAATCAATTATCTTGGAATGACCCTAGGCATTGTATTAGCTAGTTTTGCAATGTTGTGTACGGCTTTAGGTGGTTACTGGTTAATACAAGTTGGCATTTTAATTGATGTAACATGGACTTTGATAGCAGAATTTATAACGGGAGCTATTGCTTTCTATTTACGCTTCAGAGAGCAGTTTAAACTGCGTCTACAAATCAAAAAACAATTTGAACATTACCTTGACCCAAGGCAAGTAAAACAATTACAGAAAAATCCCGAATTACTAAAACTAGGTGGAGAAAAAAGATACGCAACATTTTTATTTACAGACGTAAGAGGTTTTACAAATTTATCAGAAAAACTAGAGCCTGAAGAGGTGACAGAAATAATGAACAAAGCATTAACTGTGCAAGTAGAATGTGTACAAAGAAACGGTGGCATGGTCGATAAATTTATTGGCGATGCTTGTATGGCTATATTTAATGCACCTATGGATTTAGAGAACCATGAAGAGAGAGCAGTAAAGACTTCTATAGAGATGCAACAAGCTATCAAGGAGCTTAACAAAGAGTTATCACATGAAATAGCAATAGGAGTTGGTGTAAATACTGGTGAAGCTGTAATTGGCAATATGGGTTCAGATACAAGATTTGATTATTCTGCTATTGGAGATGCAGTTAATACAGCAGCTAGACTAGAATCTGCAACCAAAGAAGCAGGTGTTGATATATTAATTGGAGAAAATACTGCACAAAGTGTTAGTTATAAGTTAAAATCTTTAAAGGCAATAAAAGTTAAGGGCAAAGCAAAAGCTTTAAAAATTTATACAGTTAAATAATATGAAAAGAGATTATAAAAAAGAATACAAAAATTTTCACAGCAAACCCAAGCAAAAAAAAGATAGAGCTATGAGAAATGCAGCAAGAGCAATTATGAAAAAACTTGGAAAAGCATTTACTGGCGATAACAAAGATGTTGCACACAAAGACAACAACCCTAGAAATAACAAACCATCTAATTTAAAAATACAAAGCAAAGCAAAAAATCGTTCAAGAAAGTGAGATTTATGGCAACCACAAAAGAAGCTATTACAAAAATAGAAACGCATGAGAAAGAGTGTTCTATTAGATATGCAAATATAGAAAAAAGATTAGAAGACGGTGCAAAGCGTTTTGATAAATTAGAAAATATGATATGGGCAGTTTATCCTTTTATATTAGTGTCATTGGTTCTATCTAGGTTTGTATGAGTAAAGTATTTTTAGGGGTTATAGGTGTTCTTCTGTTACTTTGCATTGGACTTTATTACCAAAACTCTAATCTATCTGCACTTAATCAAGCATTTGAACTAAGAGACCAAGAGCAAAAAATAGCAATAGAATCATTACAAAATGATTTTGCTACACAAACAGAAGGCTTGTTACAAATACAATTACGAAACCAAGAAATACAAGCAGACATGAACCGTTATCTTGATATATTTAAAAGACACAATTTGACCAAATTAGCAGCAGCCAAACCCGGACTGTTGGAACCAAGAGTAAACAAGGGAACCAAAGATGTATTTAATAGCATTGAAGAAGATAGTCGTAACATCGACAGTCTTGATGATGGCTTGCAGTTGCAGCCTTCTACCGACTAAACAAGTAGAAATTATATCTAAACCTATAGAAAGAACTATAGTGCAACCTGTAATGCCAAGGGAAATAGATTTAAAAGAGCCATACTGGTATGTAGTCTCAGATAAAAACATAGATGAATTTTTATTAAGAATTGAAAAAGAAAGTGGACAGGTGGTGTTTTTTGCAATGTCAGTGCCTGACTATGAATTAATGGCTTACAACATGCAAGAACTTAAGAGGTATATAAATGAACTTAAAGAAGTTGTTGTCTATTATAAGACAGTTACTACAAAAGAAACGGAGTAAAAGCATGAACATATCACAAGAAGGTATTGATTTAATTAAGTTTTATGAAGGATGCCCTACTGACGACAGTGGTAATCCAGTAAGTTACAGATGTGCTGCTAATAAAAAAACAATAGGTTTTGGTAGCCTTAAGCTTATAGATGGTAGTCCTGTAGAAGATAACATGACAATAACTAAACAAGACGCTGAAGATTTACTCGCACATGAGTTACACGAATACGAAGGCTATATTAATGACATGGTAAAAGCAGACCTTAAACAAAATGAATTTGATGCTCTTGTATCATGGGTTTTTAATCTTGGACCATCAAACTTAGGTGCCTCAACTTTACTCAAAGTAATAAATAATAAAGATTGGGCAGATGTGCCAAACCAAATTAAACGTTGGAACAAAGTAAATGGCGTGCCAAATCAAGGATTGATAAAAAGAAGAAACTCAGAAGCTTTGTTGTTTGAGGGCAAAGAATGGGGTACAGTCTGATTGACATGATGGTTTGTAGATATTCACGGATATCCTCTCTCTCTCTTCAAACACATGTCATGGAGAATCAGCAGTCCTTTAAATTATTTTCAGTTGGTTCTCCACCTAATGCTTGATTTACAAAAAATAAAATCTTTTGATGCTTTGTCTAAGGACGAACAAGTAGAAGCACTTACACTTATAGATAAATGGAAGAACTTAAATGCAAGAGATAGGTGTAGAGGTGATTTTTTAGAATTTGTAAAATTTCACTGGGAAGGCTTTATTATGGGCAGACACCATAAAATACTTGCAGAAAAACTAAACCGTATATCACAAGGTAAATGCAAAAGACTTATGGTTATGTTGCCACCAAGACATTCTAAGTCAGAGTTTGCATCTACTTATTTTCCTGCATGGATGATGGGTTTAAATCCAAGTTTAAAGATAATACAAGCAACTCACACAGCAGAATTAGCTGTAAGATTTGGTCGTAGAGTTCGTAATATCATTGATAGCGAAGAGTACCAAGCAGTATTTCCTGACATAACCTTATCAGGAGACAACAAATCAGCAGGTCGTTGGACTACCGATGATGGTGGAGAAGCTTTCTATTCAGGAGTTGGTGGTGCTATTACAGGTCGTGGAGCTGATTTACTTATTATCGATGACCCACATTCAGAGCAAGATGCTATGTCACCTACAGCTATGGACGCAGCTTGGGAGTGGTATACATCAGGACCAAGACAAAGATTACAGCCCGGTGGAACCATAGTGTTGGTTATGACACGATGGAGTACAAAAGACTTAGCAGGTAGGTTACTTAAAAGACAATCAGAAACACACGCTGACCAATGGGAGGTTGTAGAATTTCCTGCGATTATGCCTGACACAGAAGAACCATTGTGGGGTGAGTTTTGGAAAAAAGAAGAATTACTATCTGTCAAAGCTTCTTTACCTATAAGCAAATGGAACGCACAGTGGATGCAAAATCCAACTGCTGAAAGTGGCTCTATAGTTAAAAGAGAGTGGTGGCAAACATGGGAAAAAGAAGGCATACCAAGTTGTGGTTGTATCATACAAAGTTACGATACTGCCTTTAGTGCAAAAGAAAGTGCTGACTATTCTGCAATAACTACATGGGGTATCTTTGAACCTGAAGACGGTGGTGAAAATGCAATTATTTTGTTAGATGCAAGTAGGCATAGGGTAGATTTTCCTGAGTTAAAAAAACTAGCATTAGAAGAATATAAATACTGGGAGCCTGATATTGTTTTGATAGAGGCAAAAGCTAGTGGTACACCACTTACACAAGAGTTAAGAAAAATAGGCATACCTGTACAATCTTACTCACCAAGCAGAGGTCAAGACAAAGTTGCAAGAATGAACTCTATTGCACCTATGTTTGAAAGTGGTATGGTATATGCAACAGAAGATGCTTTTGCAGAAGAAGTAATTGAAGAATTAGCAGCTTTTCCATTTGGCGAACACGATGACTTTTGTGATTCATCTACTATGGCTTTAATGAGAATTAGGCAAGGTGGTTTGATAGAACTGGACAACGACTATGCAGATGAAATGTCATTTGATAGAAAGGCATTAACATATTACTAATTTTATGGATATAATAGAAAACTATGGCAATTGATAGACAACTAGGCACTGAAAATAACCCTGACGTAATAGACCAAAGCAAGTCTGTAAATGTTGGTGTTGAGGGTTTTGATGTAGAAACACCTGAACCAACATTTGACGAATCTTTATTAGATTCAATGGAAATTAGCATCAATGATGAAGAAATATCTTTTGATGAGCCAATGGAAGAAGAGCAAGAACAGATACCTTTTGACGCTAATTTAGTAGATTATTTAGATGATTCAGTCTTAGGCTCATTGTCTTCACAGCTTTTAAATGCTGTAGATAACGACAAAGAATCAAGAAAAGAGTGGGAGAAAACATATACCGATGGTCTTAAATACTTAGGCATGAGGTTTGACGAACAAAGAAGTCAACCTTTTGAAGGCTCTTCAGGTGTCATACATCCAATTTTAGCAGAAGCCGTAACGCAATTCCAAGCACAGGCTTATAAGGAACTCTTGCCTGCACAGGGACCTATAAAAACACAAATCATTGGTCAAAGAGACATGAATACAGAGATGCAAGCTGAAAGAGTTTGTGAGTTTATGAATTATTACATCATGAACGAAATGCCTGAATACGACCCTGATTTAGACCAATTGTTATTTTATCTACCATTATCAGGTAGTGCATTTAAAAAAGTTTATTACGATGCAGCAAAAAATAGACCTGTATCAAAGTTTATACCTGCTGAAGACTTGCTTGTACCATACGAAGCTACCAATTTACTAGACGCAGAAAGAGTTACACATATAGTATCAATGAGTAGCAATGAAGTAAGAAAATTACAGCTTACTGGTTTTTATTCTGATGTAGACTTAAAAGACGGTCAAACATCTGTAAGAGATGACATATCAAAAGAAATAGACAAAATACAAGGTGTTGAGCCTGATTATACAGGTGATGAGCAAAGAAAATTATTTGAAATACATACTGTAGCAGAGATAGAAGGCTTTGAAGACATGGATGACATGGGCGAGTCAACAGGTTTAAAAATACCTTATATCATAACTATAGACGACTCATCTCAACAAATATTATCTATCAGAAGAAACTATGAACCTGAAGACCCATTAAGAAATAAAATTAACTATTTCGTACAGTACAAGTTTTTACCGGGCTTAGGTTTTTATGGACTTGGTTTATCGCACATGATTGGTGGTTTATCAAAAGCCTCTACATCAATTCTAAGACAATTAATTGACGCAGGTACTTTAAGCAATTTACCTGCAGGTTTTAAAGCTAGAGGCATAAGAATTAGAGATGAAGCTTCACCACTACAACCCGGTGAATTTAGAGATGTCGATGCACCCGGTGGTGCTTTAAAAGATTCTTTAATGCCATTGCCATACAAAGAGCCAAGCAATGTATTATTTAGCCTACTTGGTTTGCTTGTAGATTCAGGAAAAAGATTTGCAGCTATAGCTGATATGAATATTGGTGATAGTAACGCTGCTATGCCTGTAGGAACTACAGTAGCCTTGTTAGAAAAAGGCACAAAGGTTATGAGTGCAATACACAAAAGATTACACTATGCACAAAAAAATGAATTTAAAATATTAGCAAGAGTATTTCAAGAATTCTTGCCACCGGTATATCCATACGAAACAGGTAGTGGAGCTAGAGAAGTAAAGGTAGAGGACTTTGACACAAAGGTTGACGTAATACCAGTATCAGACCCAAATATTTTTTCTATGAGCCAAAGAGTTATTATGGCTCAAGAGCTACTGACTATGGTGCAATCTAATCCACAACTGCATGGTCCACAGGGTATTTATGAGGCATATAGAAGAATGTATGCAGCTTTGGGCGTAGATAATATTGAAACATTGTTAATGCCACCACCTGACAATACACCAAAACCTGTAGATGCAGGTATAGAAAACAGTGGTTTATTACAAGGTATACCACAACAAGCTTTTCCTGAACAAAACCATGAGGCACATGTTGAAGCGCATAAGACATTGTTTTTAACACAAGCTGTTATAATGAATCCACAGCTACAATCAGTAATAATTGCACATGTAATGCAACATTTACAATTTATGGCTACACAAATGGCAGAACAACAACTGCCACCTGAAGTGCAACAACAGATACAACAATCTATGCAACAAGCACAGCAGATGCCACCACAAGAACAACAAGGTTTACAATTACAGATACAATCAATATTAGAAAGCTTTAGCTCGCCAATATTGGCACAATTATCAAATGAATTTTTATCTTCAGTACAACCACCACAGCAAGAAGACCCACTCGTTGCAATAAGACAACAAGAGCTTGGATTGCGTGATAAAGAGATTGACATGAAGAATCAACAATTTATGGCAAAAGAACAACAAGATGCCATGGAGCAAGGAACTGAGCTACAACTACAGCAACAAAAAGCTGACCAACAAGCAATGATTGGAAATGAAAAAAATGACATTGCAAAGAAAAGATTGGAACAACAGGCTGAGTTAAAATTAATAGACTTACAAGCGAGGATGAACAAATGACAAGTTCAATAAATGCAAAAATAGTAGAACAAATAAAAGCAAAAAAAGCTGAAAACAAAAATTTAGAAAACCCAACGGCTGAAGTAACACCTGTAGAAACTACAGAATCAGTAAGAGCAAGAGATGACAAGGGTCATTATGTTGCTGATGACCTAAGTACACCTGATGTGAATGAAGCATGGGAAGGTGGTAAAGCACCTAAAAAAGCAAAAAAAGTTGCAAAGAAAAAAACTAAAGCTAAAAAAGCTACAGCTAAAAAGAAAGCTACAACAAAAAAAACTAAATAGGAGTAACTAATGACAGCAAAAACTTCAATAACTATAAAAGGTCAAGGTAGCATACCTTTATCTCAACCAAAAAAAGTTAAAGTAGATACTGCACATAAGCCCGGATATGGTAAAGGACAGAGCAGAGGTAAAGGAGCTGCTTTGCGAGGTACTAAATTTAACGGCGTTTTTTAAATTATGGATATGTATGATTTTATTCATGCAATCCGTAAGGATTTGAGTGAAAGAGAGGAGCAAATCAAAGATATCTTAATGTCAGGTGGCATTAGAGATATGGAAAAATACCAATTTTTAATGGGCGAAATATCTTCATTATCCTATATTCATGATAAGATAAAAGAACACTTACATGAAAAAGGAGAGATTGATGAAAAGTGAGCCGAAAGAAAATATTGTAGAAGAACAAAAAGAAGACACTATTGACTTGGATAAAGCGTTTGTTGAAGAGGACGACAGAGTTTTAGACCCTAGTTTATTAGATAAAAGTATTCTTGAAAGGATGCCTCAACCTACAGGTTGGCGTTTATTGGTACTACCTTACAAGGGTAAGGGAGTGTCAGAAGGTGGAATCCAATTAGTAAAAGAGACCATCGACAGAGAAACCCTAGCAACTGTTGTTGCCTATGTCGTAGCCATGGGTCCTGACTGCTATAAAGACAAAAAGAGATTTGAGTCTGCATGGTGTGGAAAAGGAGAATGGATATTAATAGGTAGATATGCAGGTTCTAGGTTTAGGTTGGCTGATGAAAGCGAAGTCAGAATCATCAATGATGACGAAGTTATAGCCACTATTTTAAACCCTGATGACATTGTTTCAGTATAAGGAGAATTATATGGAAGAAGTAAACAACGAAAATCAGGTTCAAGCAGAAGAAGAGTTAGTCGTAGATGTTGTAGAGACAACTACTGATGAAACACAAACTGAAGCAACCGAAGCCAACTCAGGTGGTGACGATGAACTTGATAAGTACACTAGAGGTGTATCAAAAAGAATAAATAAATTAAACGATAAAATTAGAGAGGCTGAAATTAGAGCAAGTGCTGCTGAATCTAAATACAATAATTTATCCAATGAATATGCTTCAGTAAAAAGCAGAGCTAACACTTTAGACAAAAGCTATACTGAAGAATATGAAAACAGAGTAAAATCTCAAAGGTCACAAGCAGAAGACTTATACAGAAAAGCAAGAGAAACCAACGACCCTGATTTAGAAGTAAAAAGCGTAGAGCTTCTAAATAAAGTATCTTTAGAAGAAGAAAGGGTAAGATTAGCTAAGGTTCAATTGCAAACACAAGAAGAACAAACTTTTCAAAATAACCCACAAAGTGTACAAAACCTACAACAACCAGTGTATGATAAACCTAAGCCTGATTCTAAAGCAGTTGAATGGCAAGAAAAAAATGACTGGTTCCAAAAGGATAGAGTCAAGACATACACTGCAATGGGTATTCATGAAGACTTGATAAACGAAGGTTTTGACGGTGCAGACACTGAATATTATGAAGAATTGGACAAAAGAATGACAAAGGTTTATCCTGATTTAAAGGTTCAACCTGAAGGCGTTTCAAAGGATGCTAACTCATCTGTGCAAAGAGTAGCATCTGCTTCCACTGGAAGTCGCCAAGGAACACAAGGGAAGAGAAGCGGTATTAAGATTAATTCTAACCATGCTTCAGTAAAGAGTAACCTGAAGCCGTACGGAATGACGCAACAAGAGTGGCTGAAACGAGTAGGTAAAGAAATAGTTAAAATTGAAGGAGCAAAATAATGGATTTAGATGCAATTGATAATGTAACACGCGAATCTCGTGATGGTGAGCAACACGATAAAAAGGCTAGAAGAAAACCATGGCAACCTGCAAGGATGCTTGAAACTCCACCCCCACCTGAAGGTTTCCAATACCGATGGATAAGGGCAGAGTATGTAGGAATCGAAGACAGAAACAATGTTTCTGCTAGAATGAGAGAAGGATGGGAGTTTGTCCGAGAAGACGAATTACCTGATTTCCCTTTACCTACTATTGAGCATGGAAGACACGCAGGAGTCATATCAGTAGGTGGATTGATATTAGCAAAAATACCAGTAGAGACTGTTGAAGAACGAAATGAACATTATAAAAATCGTAACGTGCAACAAAACGAAGCACTTGATAATACAATGTTTAACGAAGTTCAAGGCAACAATCGATATGTTAAATATAATTCTGATAGAAAATCTCAAGTATCATTTGGTAAAAAAAGGTAGGATAAAAATATGGCGAATAAAGACGCTTCATTTGGTCTCAAGCCTGTAAGAATGATGGGTGGCTCACCCTATTCAGGCGGACAAAGCCGTTATAGAATAGCTGCAAACTACGGAACTAGCATTTTCCAAGGCGACTTGGTTATGCAGGTAACTGGAGGCGGTGTAGAAATACATGCTGACGGTGGAACTGTTCCTATAGTTGGCGTATTCAACGGTTGTATGTACACAGACCCAACAACATCAGAGCAAATATTTAGTAATTATTACCCTGCAAGCACGAACGCTGCAGACATAATTGCTTTTATACATGACGACCCTAATACGGTCTTTGAAGTCCAAGCAGACGACACTTTCCCAGTGGCTGACTTGTTTGGTAACTTTGATATCGTCTATACAAACTCAGGAAGTACCTATACAGGTATCTCAGGAGCAGAGTTAGACGTGACAACAGGCGCAACTGCAACAAGTTTGCCGCTAAAAGCAATTGACGTAAGTCAAGACCCTGATAACTCAGACGTTGCTTCAGCAAACACAAATGTTCTAGTTGTAATTCAAAATCATATAGCAGGCGTAAAAGGCGCAGGCTTAGCATAAGGAGTAATTAGATGGCTATTTCACGCGCACAATTGGCGAAAGAACTGGAACCCGGTCTAAATGCACTTTTTGGACTTGAATATGACGAAAACCAAGAAGAATACAAAGAACTTTATTCTATAGAAGACTCAGAAAGAGCTTTTGAAGAAGAAGTGCTTGTAGTTGGATTTGGTGCAGCTCCTGTCAAGGAAGAAGGTGCAGGCGTTAATTTTGATAGTGCTTCAGAAGGCTATACAGCGAGATATACACACGAAACTGTGGCTCTTGCTTTTGCTTTAACAGAAGAAGCTATTGAAGATAACCTGTATGACCAATTAGGTAGAAGATACACAAAAGCATTGGCTCGTTCAATGCAACACACCAAAGAAGTAAAAGGAGCAAATGTATTAAACAATGCGTTTGATGCTAACTTCGCTATTGGTGATGGACAGCAATTAATTTCCACAGCACATCCGTTAGCGGGTGGTGGAACAGCTCGTAACAGAGCTACAACAATGGCTGACCTGAATGAAACTTCACTTGAAGATAACATAATTGATATATCAACATTTGTTGACGACAGAAATTTAACTATTGCAGTTAGACCTGATAAATTAATAGTACCACCACAATTAACATTTGTGGCTGACAGACTGTTAAATACAACAGGAAGAGTTGGAACATCAGATAACGATATCAACTCAATTAAGAATCAATCTTCAATGCCTAACGGTTTCTCAGTAAATCATTATCTAAATGACCCTGATGCATATTTTATTATGACATCGGTTAATTCAGATGGTGAAGGACTAAAAATGTTCAATAGAACAGGAATGGAAACTACAATGGAACCTGAATTTTCAACAGGTAACATTAGGTATAGAGCTAGAGAAAGATACTCATTTGGTGTCTCGAACTGGCGTGGAGTGTTTGGCTCTCAAGGAGCTTAAGGTTCTTCAAACCAATAAAGGGAGCTTCGGCTCCCTTTTTTTATTCCCAAAACTCGTATACAATCAAAGGACTAGGAATATTAACTTGTTTTATCAACTGACCTAGCAGACAAGCCAAGATGATAAAACTTATTTCCGTAGGAGGAAATTATGGCAAATTCAACATTTAGCGGTCCAGTTAGGTCCGAAAATGGTTTTGAGACTATTACAAAAAACGCTACAACCGGTGTAGTAACAGTAACAAGTGGCAGTAAGATGTCAGTAGAAGCTTTAGGCAGTGCAGGTATAGAAGGCACAGCAGCAGTTTATGTAACACAAGTAGAACGTCTTAAAAGCGATACAACCACAAATGTAAACATTGTTAAAACAAAAATTATGATTGATTTAACAGGTTTAAGAGATGGTGGAACAGCAGGTGACATTATTGGTAAAGACGGTGATGGAGTTGCTTACATTGGTCAAGTGACTACTGCAAACCAAGGAACTGTTTTTGGAGTAACGATGACTTGTTTAGAAACCCCTGCAGGCGGAGGTACAGATATAGATTTATTTTCTGCTACTGAAGGCACAGGTGTTAATGACACAGCCATTGGAGCTTTAACAGAAACATCAATTATTAATGCAGGCGCAGCTTCAGCAGGTACTATGGTAGCAGGTGGAGACATTGTGGCAGACCAATTCTTATATCTTGTAGGTCAAGGTACAGGTCATGCAGCTTATACAGCAGGTCGTTTCTTAATTGAGATAACTGGCTACGATATAGCATCATAAGGAGTAAATTATGGCAGATGCAGTAACATCAACAACTATAGTAGATGGTGAAAGACTGGCTATAATTCAACTTACAAATACTTCTGATGGCACAGGAGAGTCTGCTGTAACCAAAGTGGATGTAAGTGCTTTATCATCAAGTAGTAATGGACAGGCATGCTCAGGCGTAAAGCTTGGGAAGATTGTTTATTCTACTTTTGGTATGAGTGTTAGACTCTTGTGGGTAGCAGATACTAATACTGTATGTTGGGATTTAAACTCTGACTATGCAGATTCGGAAGATTTTACTGAGTTTGGTGGTATTTTAAATACTGCTGCAGCTAGTGGAAAAACTGGAGACATAGCTTTGACCACAACTGGTCACGGCAGTGGTGATACCTATGTCATAGTGCTTACGCTAATTAAAAACTACGGTTAGAATTTGTAATGGCAGTTAAAAAGCCAAGAAAAAAAGCCAAACCTATAAAAAAGACAACTGGTAAGGGCGGTAATTATCGCCCTACCAAGTCAGGTGCAGGCATGACCAAGAAGGGTGTCAAGGCTTATAGAAAAGCCAATCCCGGGTCAAAGCTCAAAACAGCCGTAACAGGCAAAGTTAAAAAAGGTAGCAAGGCTGCAAAAAGGCGTAAGTCTTATTGTGCAAGGTCGCTTGGACAATTAAAGAAAAGCTCTGCTAAAACAAGAAACGACCCTAATTCAAGAATTAGGCAAGCAAGAAAAAGGTGGAAGTGCTAATGGCAAAATCAAGCGTACCGAGTAATGTAACTAATAAAAGTCTATACAGCAGAGTAAAGTCAGAAGCAAAAAAGAAATTCGATGTATACCCGTCTGCTTATGCAAACTCATGGCTCGTAAAGACATATAAAAAAAGAGGTGGTGGCTACTCAGGACCCAAGAAAGCTGCAACTGGTGGTATTATTGAAAAAGGTAATAACGGCTTTATTGCCCGTGGCTGTGGAGCTATTATGGAGCCTCGTAGAAAAAAAACCAAAATGCGAGGTAGGTAGTGGGTTTACGCAGGTGGTATGGCGAAGAATGGGTTGACATAGGCTCTCCTAAAAAGGGCGGTGGTTTTAATAAGTGTGGAAGAAAAAAAACCAAAGGCTCTAAAAGAAAATACCCAAAATGTGTACCCAAAGCTAAAGCTAATCGTATGTCAAAATCACAAATTAAATCAGCAGTAAAAAGAAAAAGGTCAAAAAAACAAGGTGTTGGTGGCAAACCGACAAATGTAAAGACATTTGCAAAATGATATCCCAACAACAAATTAAAAAAGAAATAAGAGATTGGTCAAAAGAAGTATTAGAAACTGAAGAGCCAGTTTGTCCTTTTGCAAAAAAAACATGGGAAACAGAAAAGGTAGATATTATCTTATCAGAATGTATTTACTGGACTGACCTAGCAGATATAGGTTTAGATTTTCCAAAAGATAAAGATGTTGTAATATATTGCGATACAAACATGGATATGGATGTTTTTCATTTTGATAGCAGAATATCTATGCTAAACAGTTTTTTAAATCCAATAAACTTATGGGTAATGGGCTTTCACCAAGACCATGACGAGAAAGATGTGGTTATACAAGAACATTTTGAGCCACATTTTGATGAAAGTTATAATATGCTATTCATGCAAAGATTAGACGAATTAAACAAAGCATCTGAAAGATTGGAAAAAATAGGTTATTATAATAATTGGAATCAAGAAGATTTCCAAAACATTCTAAATAGAAGGAGTAAATGATGGCAAAATCATTAAAAGGTTTAAAAAAATTAGTAGGTAGTTTGTCTAACTCAGACAAGTCTGAATTAGCTAAGTCTATGAAAAACAGCAGTGTTGTAAAAATGGCAGGTGGTGGCGATGCTACTATGAAGTCAGGCGTTGTTAAGTTGGGCATGGGTGGCGCACCTAAATCAGGTGTCATGAAAATGAAAGGTGGTGGCGGAGCTAAGTCAGGCGTTATGAAAAAGAAATTAGGTGGTGCAGCTAAGTCAGGCGTTAAAAAACTTGGCAGAGGCGGAAAACTTAAGAAGTAAATTATGGCAGTATCAGGTTCAAAAAACTTTGAATTAGATGTCGCTGATTATATCGAAGAGGCATTTGAACGATGTGGCTTAGAGCTAAGAACTGCTTACGACCTAAGAACGGCTAGAAGAAGTTTAAACTTACTGCTAGCAGAATGGGCAAACCGTGGTTTAAACCAGTGGACTATAAAAGAAAAAACCATAACCATGGTTGCAGGTACAACTTCTTATAATATTGACCAAACAGATAGCACAGCAGCAATTGATGTCTTAGATGCATTTATGAGACAAACCGTAAATTCTGAAAACACAGACATCCAAATGACAAGACTTTCGCGAAGTGATTATTCTGCTGTACCTAACAAATCATCAACAGGAACGCCTTTGCAGTTCTTTGTAGATAAACAAATATCACCAGTAATAAGTGTGTACCCAACCCCTGATGCAAACACTACATATACTGTACATTTAAACGTCCTTACAAGAATGGATGATGTAGATGCAGCTACTAATACATTACAGTTACCGTTTAGGTTTTACCCATGTCTAGCAGCAGGTCTTGCTTATTACATATCAATTAAAAAAAGTCCTGAAAGAACAGGATTACTAAAACAAATATATGAAGAAGAATTCCAAAGAGCTTTAGATACAGACGAAGACAGAGCTTCTTTAAACATAACTCCTAATATATCTAACTACAACATAGCATAATGGCTTTTGCATCTAACAAAAACGCTTATGCAATTTGCGATAGATGTGGCTTTAGGTATGGGTTAAGAGAATTGCGTAAAGAATGGAATGGCTTAAAAACATGTCCTGAGTGCTATGAGTCTAAACACCCACAACTAAATCCAGTAAGAAAAGTGGTTGACCCACAAGCAGTAAGAGAGCCAAGACCTGATATAAGTGTATCGCCAAAAAGTTTTACGGTATATACAAACTATGACTTAGGAATAATAGGTAAACAATTGACCATACCTGACAGCATGACAAGTGCCGTAGGGACAGTTACAATAACAACATCATGAGTTTTACACTATCTACATTAAAAACTACGATACAAGATTATTTAGAAAGTGATGAAACAACTTTTGTAAATAACCTTAATACTATTATTTTACAAGCAGAAGAAAGAATACTTAAATCAGTACAGATTCCTGACCAAAGAAAAAATGTACAGGGTAATGTTTCACAGGATAATAGGTTTTTAAATACACCTTCTGATTTCTTAGCACCGTTTTCATTGGCTGTAATAAGCTCAAACAACTACGATTATTTGGATTTAAAACACAATTCTTTTATAAAAGAATTTGTTACCGATACAACCACAAGAGGAAAGCCAAGATACTACGCTATATTCGACCAAGGCTCTTTTGAAATAGCTCCTGTTCCTGACACAAATTATTCTATGGAATTACATTATTTGGCACAGCCCGCATCATTGACTGCAGGTGGTGACTCAGGAACCACATATTTGTCTACAGATGCACCTGACACCCTGCTATACGGTTGTTTGCTAGAAGGTGCAGTGTTTTTAAAGCTAGACCCAAAAGATGTCGGGTTATATGAAGCAAGATTTAAGGAAAGTTTATTAAGATTAAAGAACCTAGGTGAGGGTAGAGATACTAGGGACGAAATGAGGTATGATTCACTAAGAACAAATGTAACATAAGTTTCAGTTAAGGAGAGATAATATGAAACCAATCAAAAAACTTAAAGGTAAAACTGTAGCTATTGTCGGTCTAGGCAAAAGTTGGTTTGACTACAACCTAGCAAAATCACACAGCGTAAAATTTGATGAAGTATGGGCAATTAATGCTGTAGCTTCAGTAATATTTCATGACCGTGTATTTATGATGGACCCACCTAGCAGGTTTCTTGATACACAAGATGCAGGCGGTCAAACCGATTGCATGAAAGAGCTATTAACAAATCACAATAAACCTATTTACACATGTGAAAACGATGCAAGATGTAAGAACCTTGTTGAATATCCAGTACAAGAAATAGTTAAAGAAACTAATTGTCATTATCTAAATAACACTGTGGCTTATGCAGTTGCCTTTGCCTATTGGAATGATGTAGCCAATATAAAGCTATTTGGTATAGATTTTACATACAAGAATAATTTATATTTTGCAGAAGCAGGAAGAGCTTGCGTAGAGTTTTGGCTTGTAAAATGCATGGAAAAAGGTATTCAGGTCGAAGTAGCATCTAGTAGTTCATTGCTAGATACAAACATACCCGGTGAACAGAGGCTATATGGATATCATCGTTTGCGTGACCCTTATGTTCCTGTACAGGGAAAAGATGGCTTGGAAGTAAAAAAAATAAGTGAGCTTAAAGTTCAAAAAAAACAAAGACTGCCACAAATTGCAGATAGGTATGATAGTCATTTAAAACCACCGGAGCCAATTGAATGGTAATAAAGATAACACCTGATGGTGTGCCTGAACTAGGCATGGTTGAAGTAGTCACAACTAAGTTTGGTGGGCATCCACCTGAGTTTTGGGCTAAGCAACTGACAGAAAAAATAGTTAGTTTTTCGGACGATAATGAGGAACATGTTAAAGCTCAGGCTAGAGCTTACCAAGATTTAATTTACCAAGTTTGTTTGATATATATTAAAAATGCTATAAAATCTTATAAGGCTACCTTAATTCAAGATTTATCTAGTGGAGGTAGTGAAGATTTAGCAAAAATAATAAAAGGTATTTAATATGGCAATTACATCTACTCTTACAACAAGCTTTAAAGTAGAGC